GCTTCTTGCGGGTCTTGGATGGATCGGTCGCCTCAGCACGCAGGGCATCGCTTGCTTCCGCATTGATGCTGCCATCGTCATGCAACACCAGCCGTCCCGTCGCCTTGGCTTTCTGAATCGCACCGCGCGAGAGGCCGACGCGGGCGGCGTATTGGCGCTCGCTCAGTCCCTGCATGCCACCCCCGAAAAAGGTCGTGTCTACGCCATTCGTGACCGACGCCGCGCGTAACAACGAATGCCACGCCGCCGCCCTCCTTCGAACGGCGGTTTCTCATTTTGAGTTCCCGCGCCGGATCGCCTCGAACAGCCGGCGCAGCAGGTAGCCACGCGCCAGCGAGACGCCAACAAAGGCGAGACCGATGCTCAGATGCTCCGCAAGCCCGGTCTCAATGCCGAACCACGGGAAAACGACGATCTGCGTGGCAATGGCCAGCGCATAGCCGACGACAACATTGGTCGCGGCTTCAATCAGCGACATGGCACGGCTCTGTTTCATGGAGCAGCCCTAAGCCTGTCGATCGCCGATCGAAAGCTTGCCTCGTTGAACTCGCGGTTCATCGGTCTGCTTTGCAGATAGGTTTTCTCCGGCACCCTCAACGCAATGGTCTGGTTTGTGCAATCAAATGCTGGCAGATAGGCGACTGCCTCGTGGCGTGAATGTGACGTTTGTATCCCCTATGCCGCAATCGCGGCGAACAAACGTCACATTCAAAAACGCCACGCGAAATTTATCGTTGCGCGTGGTTCTCGCGATTCCGACATTTGGTCGGGGACATGGAGCAATGGGAGCCAAATGTCGGAATCGAACCACGAGCGATCAAGCGCGACGAGGGCATAGAGATCGAACGCATTTTCCGGATATCGTCTACGCCCACCTTTTCCCGCCCGCCGGAGGTGGAAAAAGTATCCAGGCATCGATCGCGTGCTTGAACCATGGTTCTTTGGCTTTCGGGTTGATTTGACCTGAACGCGCAACAGCGTGCCTTCAATGTCGACAAGAATGTCGTATGGCAGGCCTTGATCACTCAAAAATGCGCGGTACCCGCTCATGATGAGGTCGGCGCACACCAAGTGTTCGGCGGTCTTGCCAACTTCCAGATCATCACTGCATTCGACGTCTGGCCTGTCAAACGCGCTGTCGGGCAGATCAAATCCCAGATGTGCAAACAGCGATTGCTGCATGTCCCACCTCCCGCTTCCGTCCGACGTCTTCAAATCTCTGCCCCGTTTCTGACAACTGCGCCTCTCGGCCGGTGAACGCTTGCCAACGGCGGACGATGACATCGACGTATTTCGGATCGAGCTCGATCAGCGAAGCGTAGCGCCCGGTCTTTTCCGCAGCGATCAGCGTCGTGCCGCTGCCGCCGAAGGGGTCAAACACCAGATCGCCCCGCCGGCTGGAATTGCGGATGGCGCGTTCGACCAGCGCCACCGGCTTCATGGTGGGGTGCAGGTCATTCTTTGTCGCCCGCTGGATGTTCCAGACATCGCCCTGGTCACGGTCACCGCACCAATGGCGTTTCGCGTTCTCTGGCCAGCCGTAAAGGATCGGCTCATATTGCCGCTGGTAATCGGCACGGCCTAGTGGCGTGAATTTGACGTTTGTATCCCATATGCCGCAATCTCGGCGAACAAACGTCAAATTCAAAAACGCCACGAGAAATTTATCGTTGCGCGTGGTTCTGGAGATTCCGACATTTGGTCGGGGACATGGAGCAATGGGAGCCAAATGTCGGAATCGAACCACTAGCGTGAAGCGGTCCTTGGCCCAGATCACGAAGGTCGACCAGTGCCCACCCGCCGCCTTGAACGCAGCCTGCAACGTATGCAACTCGCTCGAGGACATGCAGATATAGACCGCCCCCTGCGTGTTCAGGTTGATCAGCACGCAGGCGTCCTGGAGAAACTGACCGAACGCGTCACCGAGCGCGTCGTTCTTGATCCGCCGCCCCTTGCCGGTCTTTTCCGCACCGGCACCGCCTGCATAGTCGACGTTATAGGGCGGATCGCAAAAACACAGATCAGCCTGCGTTCCGTCCAGAAGCCGCTCAACATCGGTGGCCACCGTCGCATCCCCGCAGAGCAGACGGTGCTTGCCCAGGATCCAGAGATCGCCGGGACGGCTGATCGGGGTCTCGGGGGCATCCGGAACAGCGTCCTCGCCCTCGCGGGACGCGGTTTCAGGATCAACGTCTCCTGCCAACAGCGCCTCGAGTTCCGCGTCATCAAAGCCGATGAGCGACAGGTCGAAATCTTCGCCCAGCAGATCAGTCAGCTCAGCCGACAGCAGCGCCTCATCCCAGGTCCCTCGTTCCGTCAGTTTATTGTCCGCGATCCGGTAAGCCCGGCGCTGTGCCTCGGTCAGATGGCCCAGCACGATCACGGGGGCCTCAAGCAGCCCCAGTTGCGTGGCGGCCAATACCCGACCGTGGCCTGCGATCAATTCACCGTCGTCCGCGACCAAGCACGGAACTGTCCAGCCAAACGCGGCCATGCTGGCCGCAATCTTCGCGACCTGATCCGCGCCATGCATCTTTGCGTTCTTCGCATAAGGCTGGAGCCTGGCAAGCGGCCAAGTCTCGATTGCGTCCGGGGCAAAGCTTAGGGTCATAATGTTCAGGTCGCCTCAATGGGGTGGACCCCTGGACTCCGGACAATACCAACCAGCCTGGACTCCACGAAGGGTCCAGCGGCGGCCAAGGCATCCAGTTCCAAGGGTTTGTTTAATTGTGGTTTTTGTCAGATCGCGGGTGGATACCCGCTGGGGTGGCTTCCCAAAAAATCGGCCCTGTCGCTAGCGATATTGCGCGCTTCGCCCCCCCGTATGCGCTTGAGGCCAGGAAGGACCCGCGAATTCAGTGGGTTAGCCGATCAGGCCTCGCATGTCAGCAAGGTACCCACCACGAAAAACGGGGAGAGCCGTCTTCCAACGCACTCTCCCCATCATAGGCTTCGCATAGCATGATTTTGTTGCAGCTGTCGAGCAAAAAAGTGTTGCAACCACTTTCTATGCCGCTGCAGCATTGAGCCGCGTCGCGATCTTGGTCAGCGCGCGCTTGTGCTGCCGCCATGTGGTACTGCGATCGACACCCAGTTCATAAGTGATCTCCTTCCAGGGCCGCCGCGCCGCCCGCCACCAGATCAGCTTGCGCTCCTCCTGCTCAATCCAGAGGACCCAGTCAAAGGTCTGCTCGAGCCGGGTGATCGCGGCCGCTGAGGGCCAGACCCGCATCGGCTCGCATTCCATCGCCGCGATCTCTCGGGCCGACCGCACGATTTCGGGCCAGGCGTTGAAATACCCACGCGCCTTGACCGGTGGCAGCTTGCGCAGGGTGCGGAACGCCTCCTCGAAATGATCGGCGACATCATCGGCAGTCCATGTGTTCTTCTCAGCCATGACGCACCTCCCGTGCAGGGCGTGGCCCGTAGAGCTTCGTACCCAACTGTTCGACCAGTTCGCGTTCTGGCCAGGTCAGGCGCGGGTCATCCAGCGACACAGCCAGCACGCCTTGCTCGCGCCAGCCCTCCCGCTTCACGTCTTCGGGTGCGCGGCGCTGGCCGCCATAGCCCTTGGGGTAAAGCCTCATGCCACACCTCCTTGGGTTTCCGTGGCCCAGAGCAGAATGGCGATGGCGTCCGCTTCATTGTCGTCGCTGGGAGCAAACCCACGATCCGTCACAGCGGCGATGACCGCGTCCTTGTTGGCGTTCCCCTTGCCGGTGACATGACGTTTGATCGCCCCCACCGGGACACCCTGGTAGGGCAATCCCTTCTGCTCGCACCAGGAGGTGAGATGCGCCAGAAAGCCGCCGTAGATGTGTGCTGCGTCCGTACCGGCATGTCGGCGAACCTCCTCGAAGTAAACCGCCGACAATCCGACCGAGGAACGGGCCAGTTCATCCAGCCAACTGCGAAAGCGCAGGTAGCGCATTCCGCCACCCTCGTAGCGGCCAGGCCGGAACGACATGGTGCCGCTGACGACGGAGCCATCAGGCAGCTTCATAGCCCAGCCGGTGGTGGTGCCGAGATCGAGGGCGAGCAGGCCCTGTTGAGCGTATGGTGATTGGACAGGCGCAGAGGCCCACCCCATGGTCTGGGGTTCGGTCATGGTCGATGGTGTCCTTTCGGGTCCAGGATGGTGATGAGGGTGGCGGACAAACGCGAGGCAGCCCGGAACCCCCTGGGGGTGGAAGTCGGAGAACCCGCCTGCGGCGTTCTCCACCACCCCCGAAGGGGGTGGGTTTCACCCCCACAACTTCGGAAGGCGGATAATCCATTGTTGATGATGAAGAAATTCAAGTTGTGGAGGTCTGCGAGGGCAGGTTTGTTCCCAACTTGAATCTGCGCAAACAATCGAGAAACAGCGCGCCAGATCAAAGGTAGTTGGGAAAACCCTTCCCAACTTGCTGGAGCGCAGCCGAGCGAAACGGTTCCAGCGGAAGCGAATGTAGTTGTGGCCACATTTCCCAACTTCCCCAACTTGAAGCTGCGCATTCCTGCGAAATAACTGGATTGGTGCAGAGCGATCATTCGTCGCCCTCCGGATAGACCCAGACCGTAGGGTTCTCGACTGGCAGGGCAGCGCCACTTTGCGGACATTTGTAGGTACTGGGCAGAACAGCGATCCGCTCCGGAATGATCTCCCCGGTTTCGGGATCGGCCTCCTCGTTACCGGTGGGAAAAGTCATGTCCTCGACGCAGAGATAGCCGAACTTCGATTTCGATGTCGGCAAACCGAAAGGCGAACCATCACGAACGAATTTGATGAACCCCTTCGTGGCCAGAACACTGATCCGCTCGCGGATCGTATCCTTGCCCCCAAGCCCGGCTTCATTCTCAAAGCTCTCCGCAAACTGCAGCGCTGTGTAGAGACGTCCCGCCTCAGCTTCGTCGACAAGAAGCTGAAGGATGACATCGTGCTTTCGCGTCCGCTCGGCATCGAGTTTCTCGCCAAACTCTCGGCGCACGATCCGCTCGCCAGACCGGTCGATTTCGACCCAATGTCCACTCTGCTTGTCGATTACCTTGAGCTCGATGGCAGGGCCGTTACGCAGCTCAAAATGCAGCATGCGCTCGGGCCGCTCCTCGTCGGGGCGATGCAGGATCAGGCCGGAGGTATAGAAGCTGCGAAGAGCCCCAGCACCTGAGAGCGCCATGAACGGATCTTCGACCAATTGCTTCTTGGTGATCTTGCGGGTGTGATGGCAGAGGATCAGCCCGGCATCGGGGGCGACCGCATCGCGCAGTGCCTCGATACGCTCTTGCAGGAAGAAGAGCATGGCGGTGTTGTCATTCTCGCCCTTGCCGTCTGGACCGCCGTCAAACAGGTTGCGGATGGGATCGACGCAGATGATGTCGGGCTGGGCGTGGCCGTAATGGGCATGTACGGCGGCGATGGTCAGCGCCAGACCGTTGCCATCCAGCAGCATGCGCACCTTGGGCGTGGCGACCAGGTTGTCCCGGGCGATCGCGAGGATCGCCGGATCGATGCGGATCTGCTGCAGTCGTTCGCGCAGATAGTGGTACTGGATCTCGGCCTGAAGATAGAACACCCGCAGTGGCCTGCAGGGCGCAAAGCCTAAGAAGGGAACGCCCGCCGCCATATGGACCAGCAGATTGATCAGAAAGTCGCTTTTGCCCACCTTGGGCGCGCCGCCGAGAACCAGCAGTCCACCGGGGGTCAGCAGACGCGGAGCGACGATGTCGTCCGGCATCGGGCTGGTATCATCGAGCAGCGCCCCCAGCGTGAAGGTCGGCAGCGCCGACATGGGCGGATGTGCCAGCCGCTCCAGGGCAGGACCGTGCTTTTCCTCGTGCAGCCGCCACAGGCGCTGCGCTTCCGCTGCCAGGCGTTCAAGGGGCCAACTTGGACGCAGCATGGCGGCGTTGTACTGACAGATCGCCTCCCAGGCCTCGTCTCGGCTGATCCGGCCTTCATGGGCTTGGCGGATGTAATGCCCCATGGCCGCGCTCGCACCCTGGAAGCGGGTCCAAGCGTCTTCGCCCCCCTCGCGAGCCGGGGTAATCAAGACATCGCCGATGGACGGCTTGGCGGAACTGGGACCGGGCTCAGAACCGACGCCGTCCAGCGGCGGCATGGCGCCCACAACCTCGGCAAAATCGCTGAGATGAACCTCAATACGGGGTTCATGACGTCGGATGCTGACCAGGCGTTTGAAGCCGCCCTTGTGGTAGACCGAACCTGCCATACGGATCGGCTGGTGGGCTGAGCGGAAATGGGTGTCGCCGCCTACCTTGACGGCAATGTCGCCGCGCAGACGACACAGGAGCGCGATGTCTTCGCCTTCCGCTGGTTCGCTCAAACGCCACCAGACGTGCAGCTTGTCGATGCCTTCCGGGGTGCGGCCACCGCTTTCGACGATCAACGTCGGATCGCCAAGATGGCGGATCAGGTGTTCCAATTTGGCCGTGATGTCCCCGGCATCGAGATCGACCAAAATGGTCTGCATCTGGACGACATCGGCGGATTTGGCCTGCCCGGTGGCGGCGACCGTACCCGGCACCACATAGAACGCCGCCCCTTCCCGCGCCGCCCAGGCGGCGAAGTTCATGGCCTTGTCGATGAGAGCCCCGTCGGCTTCGATCCAGGCGTTGTGGGGACGGCCATCGATACCTTGGCCCTTGTCGATGAAGCCTCGGAGCGGGATCCACCCCTCGCAATAGCCGAACACCACATTGAGGAAGGTCTCGATCTGAGCGCGGTCCGGTTCCAGATCGAAGGGGTCAGCCTGGGGGGCCGCGCCGTTGAAATCGTTCCAGAGGGGAATGACGTTGTCGCTCATGCCGGCAAACTCCAGCAGCGCTCGGCCCACGGGCACATGCGACATTCAAAGAAATCCCGCTCCCGGGCGATGCGAGGCAGCAACTCGCCAGCATCGGTGGCCTGGAGGATCCGCACGGCCCGATCGCTCATTCGCTGGGCCAGGGCGGCATCGAACGGCACCAACTCGTGATGCAGTTCGGCGGTGTCCTTGTTGATGGCGGTGAAGAGCGCTGGATTGTCGGAGATGCCGGGGACCTGCGCCTCCATGTAGGCCTGATAAAGCGCGATCTGGGCCGCATAGACCGGCTTGGTGACCACCACGCCCTTGGCAGCAGTCTCGCGCCAGTTCTTGGCGTTCATGGTCTTGCATTCCCAGAGCGCCGGAAAACCGATACCGGGAATGGCCGGGCCACCCGCGACGATGCCATCGACATGGCCGCGCACCCGCCCACCAGCGACGGCGAACCCGAATTGCTCACCATCGGGGCGGTTGCCCTTGCGGGTATAGAGATCGAAGCCGGCTTGGCCCAGCCATCGAACGGCCAGATCTTCAAGCGCATGACCGATGGCGAAGATCCGCAGCGTCTGGCCGCCAAAATCCGCGCCGTCATCCTTTGGCGCACCGACAAACGCGAACTGCAGCGCGCATTCGCAGGCGTGGCCGAGGCGGGATGCCCCGAGATAGGTCCGGGGCGGCGTGGCATCCCGCTCAGCGATGAGGGCAGCGTCGACCAGCGCGTTGATCCGCTCGGCCATGGAGGGGCGGTGATTGAAATCCAGCATCAAAACGGGATCTCCGGAGCGTTTGCTTTGGCAATGTCGGCCATAGCCTCGCTGAACCCCTCGACGGCCTCCTCGATCAGGGCTCGAACTTGTGCTTCGGTCAGATCGGCAAAGGCGGTCTGCCAGCCTATCTCGTCCATCAACAGGGCGACGCGTTTCATGGTGGCGGTGACGGCGGCGCGTTCCTCTTCGGTCAGATCAACCATGGCAAAACGCTCCCGCGCCAAGCGCGACCAGAAGCCTTGGCAGCTCATGGAGCAGAACCAGACCGAGGGCCGGGGCCGTTTCGACTGCACCGGATCGAACCAGCCAAAACCACGGGCCGGACGCCGACAGACGGCACAGAGCACACCACGCGGGTGCCAGAGACGCCGCCGCTCCTCGGCCGTGACGTGGGGTGAAGATGTCATGGGTCATGCCGCCCTCCGTTCAGATCCGGCCACCGCGTGCACGGCGGCCTGGATGGCGCGTTTGTTGAAGCCGAAAGTCATCAGCGCCGAGGCGCGGTAGCGCGTGAGACCGAAGTCGTGCCGGCACTCGGGCGGCAGGTATTTCAGCTGTTTGTCGGTCGGTGGCTGGCGCAGCCATGCCTTGGTCTTGAAGGCGCTTTCATCGCTCTCATGGGTGTTCAGCCAGTCGTCGGCCTGCGCGAGGCAGACGGTGCGCTCGCCGACGCCCAGCAAGCGTGGCCGCGCGCCCTTGGCCCCGCCGATGGCGTACCATATGCCGTCCATCCAGAAGATGCCGCCCCAGGCTGTGAAGCCGGTGGCCATCAGCGCATCATCCGCGCCGAAGAGATCGACCCATGCGAAGCTGGAGCACTTCAGCAAGTCGATCTCGGTCATGACAAAGCCCGAGAGCGAGGCCACGCCGGCGCTGGTCTCGCCTTCGTCCTGCAGCAAGACCTCCCCGCAGAGCGGGCATTCGGTGGCGGCGAGCGGGATCTCCGCCGCGCAGGCCGGGCAGGATTTGGTCGGGGCTTCACCGGTGCCGATCTTGCCGTCGAGATCGGCATCCTG